ATGTAACATTTGCCAGTGCTGCGGTTTTAGGTTCAAGATTGTTAAAAAAAGTTAATGTTGAGGCTGTGTTGCAAGCGTATGGATTAGGCCCCGAAGCATATTATCAACAATTAGCCGATGGAATGAAAGCAATCAAATCCGACGCAACGGGACAAACCTATCCAGATCACAAAGTAAGAAAAGATTATCACGACAAACTAGGCAGACTATTGGGAATAGAACAGAGTAATAACTCGGAAGTAACAATAAACTTTAATAAGATAGCAACCAACCAAAAACAGGAGTATGGCATCTAACGGGGGCTACAAAAGGTTCATAGAAGATAACTTTGAAATTGTCGACAAAGAAAGTCAGCTGATCCCTTTCAAACTAAACTCAATTCAAGATAAATACTTGCTTGATGATTACTCAGGCAGGGATGTTATCCTTAAAGCACGACAACAGGGGTTCTCATCACTTATCCTTGCACTCTTTACCACCGACTTCATACTGAAAGAAAACTCACGATCGGTAATTGTTGCAGACATTGCAGACAACGCCATTGAGTTATTAGACCGAGTAAAAGCCTACATCAAGTCTTACGAATACATCAACAAAGTACAAGTACCCCTTAAATACAATTCAAAGTATGAACTATTTAATGAATCTATGTCTTCAAGATACACCATAGGTACAGCTGACAATACGGAATTCGGTAGATCCAAAACAATAACTAATTTACATTTATCAGAATTTGCATTTTATAAACATCCTGAGCTTTTGTTTGCCGGTGCTATGCAGGCAGTAGTACCAACAGGCAGGGTGATCATAGAGACGACTGCTAATGGGTATAACTTTTTTAAAGGATTTTGGGATGAATGTGTACTAGGCAAGCGCCCATTCAAACCCTTATTCTACAAAGCTAGTGATTTTTATACACAAGAAGTTTTAACTCAAAAGAAAGCAGAACTTGGAAGATTCTTTGTCCAGGAATACCCTAACACATCAAACGAAGCATTTATTAAAGCAACGGGATTAGTTTATACCGATTTTGACACATCAAGGCATATTGTAGATTTACCGGACTTTAAACCGGTTTATTATATTCGGGGATTAGATAGGGGTTACAGAAACCCTACGGCAGTATGTTGGGTCGCCGTAGACAAAGATGACACCTGGTATCAAACTAAGGAGTTGTACGAGGTGGAGCTAACTAATCCCCCCTTAGCAAGAAAGTTATCCGAGCTTCGGGGGGATATAGAGCCTGAATACTCGACAATGGATTCCGCACAGGCATCTGATATTAAAGACCTAGCTGATCTGGGTGAAGACTTTGTACCGGTTAAGAAAGAGTCGGGAGAAAGCACAATAAACTATGTCAGATATAAGATACAAAAGTTTTCTGAAAGATTGCGTGCCGGCAAGTATTTCGTACATCCAAGTTGTAAGCACACAATAGAAGAATTTTTAGCTTATAGATGGAAAGATAGGTCAACACTATCCGACTCAGACACTAATCAACCTGAAGAACCTGAGAAGTCAAATGATCACATGATGGATGCACTAGGGGATTTAAATGCTATGTACTTCCATGATTATATTGAAAAGGAAAAGAAACCGTGGGAGGGTAAGGTTCCCGGCACTTACATCCCACCAGCTCAGGAAGAAATTGACAAGGAAACAAGTTTCTTTGAAGATAGACCTGATACAGATTGGGATAGTGTATGAAAGACGATCCAAAAACAAAGTTTGAAAAGGATTTAAAAGCCTTCTTTCCTGATATATATAAGTTAAACAATGTCGGGAAGTGGGATAAATTCTTTTGGGACGCAATAACTCAAATGCTTAAAATGGTTGACACAAATGGATCGGGTGAAATTTATATACGCTATAACGGAGGAAGAATTGACAGTTTGTATGTAAAAGAGAATATTTTATTCGGTAGAAGCAAAGACCCCAACCTAAGTAAAACTAACGAATTTTGACAATAAACGTACTATCGTTATAAACTTAATTGGTCTCATTGATACGGGACGGCAAATAGTGCCGTCTTTTTTTATGGAATACATAATTGCAGGTCTATTCATTCTTCTAGTTGTGCGGGAATATCTATCTTTCAAAGAACGCAAGGATATGTTGGATAGATTAATGTCAAAAAACTTCCAAGAATACAAAGACAACACCCAACTAGAAGAAAACCACCTAGAACCTGAACCTGACGGGACTTCTGAAATCGAGGAGTCTAAGCAAGAAATAATTTATGGCAAAGAAGAAGACTGAAGATATAGAAGTTATACGAGCCAAATTACAGCGTGAGTGGTCCGTTGCCGAATCAAACCGCAAGGAGGTGGATTGGCAATGGTTTATGTATGATTTGTGGGTATCGGGTAACCACTATGCTAAATGGGACAATAACACGCAACAAATAGTCACCAATGTAAGGGATAAGGGTAAAGTAAAAGTTGTAATTAATAAAATTTATTCTACTTTACGGGCTGTAAGAAACTTCTCACTTAGAAACAAACCACGAGCTGAAGTAACACCTTTTAATTTAACCGAAGAAAACGTTGAAGAAGTGAATAAGCTAAATAGATACTTAGACTACCTTCACGACAAACTATTTCTCAGAAGAAAGCTGAAGGCTGTTGTATGGAACGCTTTAAAATATTCGGCTGGTTTTTGGCAAGTGTTGTGGGACGACCAGGCGGAAGATGGATTGGGTGAAATAGCTGTCAATATGGTTGATACTTATGATCTTTATTGGGATCCCGTAGCACGTGATCCAAATGAAGCAAGACATGTAATTTTAGCAGTAAGAAGAAATGTAGAAGATTTAAAGAACGACCCCAAATATGACATCAAGGATATGAAGGGTGATGAACTTCTGTCGGCTTCATCTTTGAAAGCAAGACTTATGCAGGCTGAAAAGGGTATGCGGACTTTCGGTGAAGAACGGTCTAATTCCACAGTTATTGTTAAAGAACATTGGTACAAAGAATTTGTTGATGAAGAAGTAGAAGGACCAGACGGAAAGCCAACCAAGATCAAGAAAGCAAAGATAATGATAGCAGCTATGGCGGGAGATAAGATAATAAGACAACCTGAAGATACCGGACTTACAAGATTTCCATTCTTTAGACTTCAAAGTGATGTTGAACCCCTAAGTATGTACGGTACTGGTTGGGTTAAAAATTTAATATCCCCTAATAGATTATTAGATAGGCTTGAAAGCCAAGTAGCCGAATATAACGATTTGATGAATAGGGGTAAGTGGGTTGCAGACAAAGGATCGGGAGTAAGGGTAATTAATAACGAAAACGGACAAATCATAGAAAAGAAACGGGGATTTGAAGTCAACCAACAGCCCATTGCTCCAATGTCGGCTGCTATCTTCCAACAAATAGAAAATGTTAATAGGTACATAGAGGACTTGGGTGGAGCACACGATGCGTCACTTGGACGAATACCGACAAGCGCCAAGTCGGGTGATGCTATCGAAGCCTTACAGGTGGGCGATTCAAACAACTTATCCGAAGTTATAGAAAATGTTGAGGAATTCCTAGAAGAAGTGTATGAACATATCTTAGCGATAGCGGCAAGTAAATATCAGGTTGTCAGAAGGATAATTCCTACCACTGCAACGGGTGAAAAGGTCTTTTTGGATGTAATAGGTGAAGAAGCAGGAGAAAGAGCCCCGGAAGGTGCGACTGTTATTTCAGCGAAAAATGCAGTAGATGTAAAGATAACTTCTTGGATCGCACAAACAGCCGAAGCAAGAAGGGTTGTTTTAAAAGAATTGTATCAACTTCAAGCCATCGACCAGGAAACACTTTTGGAAGGTTATTCTATCGGATCAATATCAAACATTATCAAGAAAAGTAAAGAAGAAAGACGATTAAGAGCGGCAGAACAAATTGAAATAGGTGCCGCACAAACACAAGCCAATGCTCAAGCTCAAGCATCGGCTCAACCTGCGCAAGCCCAAGAAGGCAAAGTAGAAGCGATAGCGGCTATCCGTCAAATAGTCAACGGTGGCAAGCCTCAACCTCCCCAAAACCCATCACAGGAATTCTTACAATACATTGATGCCTTCATATCTTCACCCGAAGCCAAGTCGTTACCAAAACAATTATTACAGGCAATTATGGTTTATAGGGATCAGATCGTTCAGTCGGGCGGTCAACAGTGAATTTTAGTATGGGGTGTCGATTCGGGCAGGCTCGACATTCCCTACTAGGATTTAGCGCCGTCCTAGACCAATCTATGTTTTGTCGTTGGCATACAACGTAAAAAATGTAGAACATACAGAAAGGGGGTGATTTAAATGACTAAATCACAGGGCGAGGATGTTACTGAAGCGACTCAGGCGACAGAAACCGATACTGTCGACACTTCATCCAGTGTAGAAGAAACGGCTCAGGATTCGGAGGAGTCCTCTAGCGCAGAGGGTACTGATGAATCAGAGAAAAGCGTTCCTTACTCACGATTCAGGGAAGTGAACGAAAAAGCCAGAAGAGCGGACGAACTTGAAGCAAGGATTAAAGAGCTTGAAGGAAAAGCTGTACCGGCTGGGGTTGATCCTCAGAAGGAGCAGATCAAACAAGCACTTAGACCAATTCTTGATGAATTAGGTTATGTCAGCAAAGAGGCTCTTGAGCGTGATAAAGAAGATGAGTTTGTAAAAGGTGAATTAACTCGATTAGAGGATAAGTATAACGGTAAAGACGGACGACCAAAATTCGACCGCAACGCAGTTGTTAAATTTGCGATGCAAAAGAGAATTGGCGACATCGAAACCGCATACGAAAAATTACACCAACAAGAAATTATCAACTGGCACGTTAAAGAGGCGATTGCTAAATCCAGAGGTATCAAGACCGAGACT